AAAAAGAAATGAAACGGCAGTAGCGGGCGGAGAGAAATCGGTATCCCCTACGGACATAAGGTCAAGCAACGTCGGTATTCCCGACATGTTGGACTCTGTGAAATTACCAACCGTGGATTGAAACAAATAACCAATAAAAACAGTCACATTCCCAAATGTTATGGCAGTGTGACTCTTTTATTGCAATGATATAAAGGAGTCTATTGATAATGTTGCGTACAATCGAAATGTACACAAATGAATATAAAGATACAACACAAAAGGAAATCCGAAAGAAAAAAGGACAGTTTTTTACACCGGCAGAGGTTTCAATGAGAATGGCTGCTGTAGAAAGTGAATATCCGAAGAATCAATGGATAAGGGTATTAGATCCAGGAGCAGGAAACGGCATTTTATCTTTTGCTGTGATTGATAAATTACTAAGAAGTGGGTATAAACGGCTTGATATTACACTGATTGAAACGGATACAGAGATTTTACCAGTCTTAGAATATACAATCACTAAAATTAGACAAATCTGTGAATCATATCATGCAGAATGTACTATCCATTATATTGATCAAAATTTCGTGTTATGGGAATCCTCCTGTTTATATGATATCGTCATATGCAATCCTCCATATATGAAAATAAGAAAAGATTCTATCGAAGCAACGGCAATGAAGGCATATGTATATGGACAGCCTAACCTATATGGATTGTTTATGGCAAAAGCAGTAGAATTATTGCGTGATAATGGACAGTACGTTTTTATTACTCCCCGTTCGTGGACTTCTGGAAAATATTTTACGAAAGTACGGAGCTTCTTACAAAAAGAATTGAACATAAAAGAAATCGACCTTTTTTCAAGTCGTGATGAAGTTTTTCAGGGAGAGAAAGTTCTTCAGGAGACAATGATCTTATATGGAGAAAAAGGACAGATTCAAAATGAGAAAATTAAAATTAATATTCTTAAAGACGGAACTTTAGATACAGGAAACAGTTTTTGGGCAGCAGCAGATCAGATTAAGTTTAAAGGATCAGAACAATATCTGCTTTTACCAGAAAATGAAAATGATCTTAAAATTATAGATATAATGTCTAATATGACAGATTCTTTTGAGTCCAGTGGATATCACTTCAAAACGGGACCAGTTGTAGAATTTCGAAATTTAGATCATATTCATAAAATATATCAAACTGGAGATATCCCAATGTATCGTTCGATACATATACAAAATGGAACTCTGCAGTTTCCTGCCGATACTCAAAAAGCACAATATGTTAGTGCGGATGAAGAATCCTTGTTGATCCCAAAGCAAAATACTATTTTAGTTCGTCGGTTGAGTATGAAAGAAGATTTAAAACGTATTCAGGCTTGCAAATATTTTGCAGATGAAAATACAGACTTAAATACAGAATTTATGACTGTTGAAAATCATGTAAATTATCTAACACGTAAAGATGGTACGGAAATGACCAGAAATGAAATAGACCAACTGTTTGATATTTTAATGTCAGATATGTATGAACGTTATATCCGATTGATCAACGGAAGTACACAGATAAATGCGGGAGAACTTAATAAATTACCATTACAGAGGATGGAACGATGAAAAGAAATGTAGAAAAATATGATTATCAGGTATTGAATGATGCAAAAAATATTCTTATGGAAATTGATATGCCAAAAGAACTTTATAATCCAAGGTGTGTTATGATATTTTGTGCATGTGCTCAGATGATAGATGGAAAATCATGGAGACATATATCAGAAGAATATATGAGTGTTCACGATATTATTAAATACGTAAATGAGGTATTTCCTAATAAAGCGGGTTTGGATAAAAAAGGATATCAGGAAAATAGCAGGGAAACATTTCGGGATGAAACTCTAAAACGTTGGGTAAGTGCAGCAATCATTGAATCTAAAGCAGGACTGGCAGCCAATGATAGAAACAATGGATATCGTTTTACTTCCGCTTTTGCCGCATTGGTAAGAACTTATGGAAGTGATCAGTGGGAAGATTCCCTGTCAGCATTTATGGAAACTTATGAAAGCTATAGTAAAAAATTAAAACAAGTAAAATCCCTGCCGAAAGGATATGATGTGACTTGCGGAAATATTACAGTTAAATTAGGATTATCCGCACATAATAAATTACAAAAACAGATTTTAGAAGAGTTTGTTCCCAATTTTGCATCTGGAGCAGAATTATTATATATAGGCGATACATCCGATCGTACATTACAAAGAGATGACAAACGATTATCAGAATTAGGAATTAAAATCCTAGAAGATACTTCAAAACTTCCAGATATTATTTTATATGATTCTGATAAAAATCGAATCATATATGTGGAAGCGTACTCCAGTACCGGAGAATTTAATAAGGATCGAGTCGATTATATTAATACATATTGCTCATATAAAAATGATATTGAAGTGGCATTTGTAACAGCATTTGCAACAACAAAAAAGATGCTTCAGGTTTATCCAAAGATTGCATGGGACACAGAGATCTGGATTGCCGAAGAAGCAACACATCTGACTCATAAAAACGGAGATAGATTTATGGGAAGGAATCCCGAAGAGTTTTTATAGAAATACTTTGATTGGTATAGAATTCTTTTTGTGGTTGTGATAATATAATATGAAAGTTGTGTTTGCGAACGCAAGACACTGGCAACAAGGCAAAAAGTTGTAGTCCATACAGAGGACTTCCGAAATCTGTAACGTAATACACATTTTTAGAATGTGTGATCCCGGTGACTGGGCGATAAGTCATAACCCATATGGAGGGTTTCCAAAATCCATAACTGAATAGCTCATCTACCATTTACTAGGAAGAAAGAGAAACCCTACCTGTGTTATTATATAGGTAGGGTTTGTTATAAATTTGTGGCGAAAACCCACACGCTTGCGTGTGGGATGAAAGCTACATTTCACTTGACATATACATAGATTAAATATATATATTAAAATACAGAAAGAAAACAGACCATGAGTAAGAGCAACTATGATATAAACACGCATACAACACAAAATAATGCTGCACAATATCATTCAAGTCGTGGAGGAAAAAATAATGGCACAAACTAAAAGTGACAATGTACAAATAAATATTTCTATTCCTACTGGATGGAAAACAGAACTTGAAAATCTTGCTCGTATCTATTCTGTTGAAGAAGGAAAAACCATCACTTTTCTTGACTTAATGCGTAGAGGTATTCAGGAAAAATATCAATTAGGAGAAAAAAGGCAGTGAGTGAGGAACAATATCATAGTGCTTCACATTGTAAATATTTGATACAGTATCATATCATTTGGTGTCCCAAGTTCAGATTTTCAGTATTACAAGGAAATGTCGATATCATTCTTAAACAGATATTACAGAAAATTTGTAATGATTATAAATACAAGATCAAAGCACTCGAAGTGATGCCAGATCATATACATATTTTCATAGATGTTCCGCAGACAGTTGCTCCTTGTGATGTTGTAAGAACTCTCAAAAGTATCAGTGCTATCGAATTATTTAAAGTATTTCCAAAATTAAAACAGTTCTATGCGAAATGCGGAGTATTATGGCCAAGAGGATACTTTGTATCTACTGTCGGACATATAAGCGAAGCTACAGTAATTAAGTATATTGAGGAGCAGAAAAATGATAAGTGATAAAGAATATAAAAAACTTTTAAAACAATTTCATAAACTTTCTGACAGGCATATCTTGGTTGTAGAAACCGATATGCCATCTTCTGATGTACAAAAGGTTGTGATTCTTTCTGATAAGATCAGAAAAGCAGGTAATGAGCTTGTTGGTCTTATGAGAAAGAATTATGACCAACTTATGCGTACTAAAAAATATCGCAAGTTGCTAAAACTCTATGGTTCTACCAACGATAAAAAGAAACACAGAGATCTAGCAAATCAGCTCAATGAAATGCAAAAACAGTACAATGTCACATGGGATCATTGCAGAAACGCTATGATACATATAGGTAAGAAATATAGTATTGATGCCGTATTTGCCCTTACAAAAGCTGAAGATATATGGCGTGGTATTGAAAAATGTCTTTATAACAATGGTAAAACTATTCATTTTTCTAAATATGGTGAGTTGCCTTGTATCAGGGCAAAACAGATAAATCGTGGCATTTCAATGTCTGTTAAAGATAATGAATTAAAATTCAAATTAAAGGGAAATGTATTTGGGATACAGGTTAAAGATAGATTTCAAACAGATGAAGTTTGTGCGGTTTTAGAATATTTATCAAGATCAGAGATCATAAATGATAAAGCAATAAATAAATTTTTAGATAAAGCATACTGTATTGATACATACAGACCTTGCTATGCTACTCTTGTACCTAAATTTATTCGTGGAAAATATAGGGTGTATTTGCATCTTACTATTGAAGGTAAGGCGAAACCTAAATATGATAGGTTTGGTAATCCAAGACATAAGTTTGGCAAAGGTATTATAGGCGCAGATATTGGTACACAGACTGTTGCGTATACATCAAATACTGAGGTGGGCTTGAAAAATCTTTCAGAGCGTGGTAACAGTATTCAGACTTCTGAAAGAAGAGAACGTCTGCTTTACCGTGCGATGGACAGGTCAAGACGTGCAACTGATCCGCAAAACTATAATGATGATGGTACTGTTAAAAAAGGCCGCAAAACTTGGAAATATTCTAATCATTATAAAAAGCTAAAAGCTAAACACTCTGAACTATGTCGTATCAATGCTATAAACAGACAGCTTGCAATAAATGAAGACGCTAACCATTTAAGAAGTCTTGGAGATGTATTTATCACGGAACCTAAAAATGCAAGTAAACTTATGAAACGAACTAAAGATACTACGGTCAATAGTAAAGGTAAGTTTCATAAGAAAAAGCGTTTTGGAAAATCCATAAAGAACAGATGTCCTTCTGGGTTTCAAACTACTGTAGAGCGGAAATTTAAGGTATCAGGTGGTATATATATTGAAGTACCTAATAATTACAGAGCAAGTCAATATGACCATACAGCAGATGATTATATCAAGAAAAAGCTGTCTGATAGAATATATAAACTTACTGACGGAACATTGGTACAAAGAGATTGGTATTCATCATTCTTATTATACTGTTACGATTACAGAACTAAAGATATAGATAAAAACAAATGTATTTCTGAATTTGATAAGTGTTACAACAAAGAAAAAGCTCTGATCGAATGGATCAAGGCTAACAAGATCAAAATATTAAATAGCGGAATTAAGATATCGTAAAACATATTTAGGAAGATTGACTATACTTCCTTACGAAAGTAGAAATTTACCGTCAATGTGGTCGTTGGACTGCTTGGTAATGAAAGCTCTGATTCAAATAGACTTACACTTGTAACTCCAAAGTCTGAAAATGATGTACGATTACAAGCTACACTTGATAATCAGAACCCCACGGGCTTGCCCGTGGGAGTAGTCAGATATAAAATTATATTTATTGTTTTGAATAAAAAATAAATTTTTTATCAAGATACACAAATGATATAATTTGTGCTATAATTTATATCATGAGTTGTTGTATCAAAAGGCAACTTTTTATTAGAAAATTGGATATAAGGACAGTTTATGTCAAGGAAATAGAGATATTCAGAGAAATATCTCTATTTTTTTTATCATTTTTTGCTTTAGTAGAGAAAGGAGACGTGCAAATGAAACAGTATATCGGAATAAAGGTTGTTGCTGCGAGACCAATGACAAGAGGTGACTATAATATCTTTCGAGGATGGCAGATTCCGGCAGACGAAGATCCTGCCGATGAAGGATATGTGATGAAACACGAGAATGGACATGTGCAATGGTTGCCAAAGGATATGTTTGAGTCTGACTATAAAGAATATGACGAGAGTACCCTGCCGGCAACAGCTATTGGTATGGTAAGTTCAGATTACAAAGAATGTTTTCAGGCAGAGTACAAGCAGCTCAGAATTCGTTATGAAAAATTGAAGAGAATGCGTCAATAACCCCGACCTACAGTAATAACTGTTGAGGTCGGAGCTTGTAAAAGCTCATATTGACTAGCCTAAGTTCTTCGAGAACTACGTTGTTTATGTTATCACACCTGCGAATGATACCATAGTTTGCAGCCTTGTGTAGGCTCTGTAAAAGTTCTGTGAGGTAGGAACGGTCAACCTAGTATGTTCGATCACGACAAGCATTTACAACATTGGCGAAGGGTAACAAACTTTCAAAAGAAAGGGACAGCACTTGAGAGTAGCTGTCAAAGGTAAAAACTATGAGAGTATTTGTATTCAATATGCGTGGCAGACCATTAATGCCATGCTCACAAAGAAAAGCCAGATTACTCCTAAGGGAAAATAAGGCTATGATTTATAAATATCATCCATTTACGATTCAGCTGACTTATACAACTGGAGAAACAAAGCAGGACTGTCATATAGGTATAGACACAGGTTCTAAATATATAGGAGCTGCTGTCAGATCAGAGGATAAGGTTTTTTGGAAAGGCGAAATCGAGCTTCGACAGGATATCAGGTCAAATCTTGATACGAAACGTATTTATCGCAGAAGCAGACGAAATCGTAAAACAAGATACCGAAAACCAAGGTTTTTAAATCGTAAGAGAAGAGATGAATGGCTTCCACCTAGCTTGCAAAGCAGGATAAATCATACGTTTCATTGGATTGACACATTGAGTAGTTTGGTTCCAAACCCCATTCTTCACATAGAAGTCGGTAAGTTTGATGTAGCAAAGATGATAAATCCTGAAATCCATGGAGTTGACTATCAACATGGTCAGACATATGGTTTCTTCGATGAAAGGTATTTTGTTTTTGCAAGAGATAACTACACTTGTCAGTGCTGTGGAAAGTCAAAAAATAAGATTTTGAACACACATCATATCATCTACCGCAGTAATGGCGGAACAAACAGAGTTGATAATCTTATTACAGTTTGCACAGATTGTCATACATCGCAGAATCACAGGAAAGGTGGAATATTCTATCAATGGCAGGAGCAGCATAAAAAGGTAAAACAATACAAAGAACCGCCGTTCATGAATACCTTACGTAAGAGGATATTTGTAGCGTATCCAGATGCTGAGATCACATATGGATCTGAAACAACACCAAAACGTAAGGCGATGAAATTGGATAAGACGCACTATAATGATGCGATTGTCATTAGTGGTATCAATGAAATCAAAGAAAATCCTGAAGAATGGTTACTGATAAAACAATTCCGCAAAAAGAAACGCTCTTTACACGAGGCTACCGCCCGTAAGGGAAGAAAAAAGCCAAACAGAAATCAGACGCGTAACAGTAAGAATACGCCTTATTATAAAGGATTTTATCTTAACGATAAGGTTTCAGTTTTTGGAAAGAGTGGATATATTACAGGATTTACGAGCAATGCGGCATATATAAAAGATGAGAACAATGACTATATTACTCTGCCAAACAAAACCTATAAACAGGTCAGCATCAATAAAATGAAGTTGGAATGTCATAACAACAATTGGCAGTACATAATAAAAAATGCTGTGTAATCCGCAATTCATCCCACCACCTATAGAGGTGGGGGACTTCTTGCTCACGGCGTGTTAAATAATTTCCATGAAAGAGAGGTTTTTTATGCAAAAAAGATATCAATACTGTATGTCAGGTATGTTTGCTGCGACAGATCAAAATCATTACGAAATTAACATTCCATCTCCGCATACATATGAGACGGAAGAAGAAGCTATGGCAGATGGAGCTTTTGGATATCGTTTTGTTTTATTGCCTGGTGGTAAAGGACCACAAGTAGTTATATTTGAAGGATCTGGCTTTCGTCTGGTTTGTGATGGAAAAAAAATTATATAAAAGACTGGGTTGAAGGAGATATTGTCGGAATATATGATTTCGATGAATTTACAAAAGCTGGTGGCTATATCCGCTTACTAAATCCAGAACTGGGAGACGATGTTTGTATTATTGAAGATTCAGACTTTTTGGACACAGATAAAACGTTTGCGGATATTTTCCCTAATATGGAATATCTAAAGCTGTATTATATCGATAATCTTGCATATTCCATTGATAAAATAACAGAAGGAGATAAATAATGGCAAAAACAGAAGAAACATTGATCATTGAAGATGTCTTATATCAAAACCTGTTTGGATCCAACCCATGCCTTGCAAGAGAGTATGGAACAAAGGAAGTTACCGTAACTCTTCTCAAGGAGAAAAAAGTAAAGGAAATCGTTGATTTTCTAAGCTATAACGCAAAAAAAGATGAATTTCGATGCTATGAGATTAAAGTCAGCATGGCCGATTTTAAGAGTAAGGCTGCCAAAACATGGATTGGAAATTATAATTATTTGGTTATTCCAAGAGAGTTATATTTAAAGCAATCCTTGTATGAATGGAAAGAACAGATTCCATATTATGTGGGTATTATCGTTGTAAACGTAGAGCGTAGATCGAAATGGGTTGCTAAAAGACCTGCACCAATGGAAGTATCTGCAGGAATGAAGTTTATGTTAAGACAGAGTCTAATCAGAACTTTATTTTATCAAAATGATAAATTAAAAAAGAATAGTGCTGCTAAAATAGAGCAGATCTGTCAAGAGACAGAAAAGTAACTGTTAAGTATCAAATAAAGAAAGGAATTTAAATTATGGAAAAAATCTTGAATTTACAGAGAGGATGGAAATCCAGACTATGGTTTGGAGAAAAAGCATTTGCATTATGTTTTGTGATATTTACAGCATTTACTGGTTTAGTAAGTGTTAATGCAGGACCTGGAGCATTGTATGAATCTCATACATTTCGTACAATTTTAAATGTCATGTTGACTGCTGCTGCATATGTAATCGCAATTGATCTTGTGTATAACATGATGTTTAATTTTTCCCAACGTTTTTATCAGTCAATCGTCATAGAAGAAGCAATCGCTATCATTCCATTTATCGTTGGATTGATTATTTTATATGTATTTTCCTGCGGAAAAACAGTGGCAGATTTAATGTATTTTAAGACATATGAGCATTTATGGGTGACATTTGTAATTGCTGCATGTATGATTCATGTGGTTTGCAGCTTTGTATTTCGTATGATCCGAAAGGATTACTATAAAAAACATCCAGAAGAAGAACCACATTATGGCACCATGTATGTATATGATCTTAATAAAAGTAAGAATGATGAAGGAGGAGATGTAGATGAAAAAAGGGAAAGTGATTAGAGTAGAAAATGATATTGTAACGATCGGGATGAACAATGGTTCCATTAAAGAAGTTCGAAGATGTGATCTTGGATTTGATCCTGTTCTTGGAGATTTGGTGGAAATTTTCGAGGATGAAGATCAGATCATTGTGACAAAGGCAAAAAAAGAGCCTGAGAATCACAACGATGCTGGAATCAATATTAACATGACAAACAGTATTAACAATGCGTCTGATGTGGCAGCAGGAAATGGAAAGAAAGTAGTGAATAAAGTAGCTTACTGCTTACTGGCACTTTTCCTTGGTGGTTTCGGTGCTCATAAGTTTTACAGTGGAAAGACTGGGATGGGAATCCTCTATATTGTCTTTTGTTGGACAGCGATTCCAAGTTTTGTTGCATGGGTAGAATTGATCATTGCTGTATTTACCAAAAAAGCCGATGCAAACGGAAACATTGTTATATAAAGTATAAGAATAAAAGCCCCAAAATCTTAACGGATAACGGGGCTTATTTTTTTTGTTCAGAAGTTGGAATAAATTGTAAATAATAATTTAAAATATGTAATATTCCCACATAATTATAATGTTATTCTTGAAATATGTTCAAATAAAGCTAAAAAAATATGGGGCGTTACATATTTTTGCTTGTAATTTGTCAAGGTTATTGTATAATTAAATTATAACGAACGTTCGTACTAATTAATTTTGAAATGGAACAAAATGTGATTAGAAAGGTAACATTTTTACATGAATTTGGAAAAACAAAAAGAAAATTTCAAGAATCATAGGGCAATATTTAAAGATCTTGGAAACATAAAAATATTGGATTTCAAAAAGCCCAATAGTACAGAATACAGAATCCGCTTTCTATTTGAGGAAGATTATTGCAGATTACATATTTCTGGAGATTTAGGTGAACTTATTGCGATGAATTATCGTAATATGTGCTGGAATCAGTTTGATGATTTTGTCAATGATATTGATTATTTCCAAGAGAAAATCCTTTGTCATAGCCGACCGTTTTTTGTATATGATCAGGAGCAGGCAGAAGAAGATATCACAAAATATATAGAAGAATATAACCTTTATGATGATATTCTTTCTAATGGATATGACTTTTTATGTGACAAAACAGAGGTCATAGAAGCATTTTTAACAGATGTCCTGTGGGATTTTACTCTGGAAACCGGAATTGGCAGCAATGGATATGATAAATTTTCAGAAATCGATGGTGATATCTGTGACATTATTAGCGATTTTGGAAAAAGAGAAACAGGAATACTTGATTTGTACATGTTAGCTTTCAAGTTAGCAAAAGAACAGCTAAAAATAAGCAAAGAAGATTAGGAGGAAAGATTATGAATTATGCATGGGATGCAAATAGAGATGGACAGAATTATTCTGATGGTTTTAAAAGTATAGAAGAATGTGTATAAGCAGTCAATTGCCACGCCTCATTCGTGTGGATACTTGAAAGAGTGGACCGATGGTTTCCAGCCAGTCAGATAGGAATTATGTACCGCATGGGAATGGTAGTTCATGAGCAGAAATATTAAGGAAGGAGTTGATTTTAATGTTTGAAACTATATCTCACTTTGTTTTGGGTGTTGTTGCAATAGCTATTTTGCATATAGCTCTCACTTATGGTATGAGCGATAAAACAAACGACAATCCAAAGATAAGATTCTTAAAAACTGTGTGTTTTGTGGGTGCTTTTGTGGGTGCAAATATAATGATCATATTTTTCATTTATATTATTGTTAGGAGTCCATTATGATATTGATTTTGCAAAAGGAGGAACAAGAATGAGAATGGAAACTTTTTACAAAATAATACTTGGAATAAGAGAGTTTCCCGGCTGTGCAGACTTGTTGTTAACTTATGATGATCAAGAAATTTTGCATCAATTATATAATCAGAATCACATTGGAATACACATTATAGGTAGAAATTATAGTTGCCGCCGGTAAAATAGAGAAAATTATGTGAAGGAGAACGTTTATGACAATAGCACAGCAGATTGCACATGACTTTTTAGCGAGTATAGAAAAAGTATGTGTCGAAAATAAAATAGATATTGGGTCATTAGAAACAAGTATTATTTATGACAAAGGAGCACAAGCAGGAATAGCAGTAAAAGATGCACAAGCAGGAATAATTATTGCATCTATGGATTACGACTTAGACGAGAAAAGTCTAAAAAGAAAGAAGAAGGAAAAGGAGCTAGAAGACTATTGTATTGAAAAAATATGTCCTATTTGCAATTTCAAAAAACAAACTCCTTGTATCGTTAATAAAATTTGTAATGAAGAAGCTGTTACAGATGAGGAAATAGAGGAAGCCTATAAAAAGATGTTAGAAGATAAGAACAAAAAATGTCAGGAGATTTGATATGGAGCTAAAAAAATTAGATATGGACGACATAAAGAGAAGAATCCTATATGGACTGATCATTCTTTCTTTATTGCCACTTATAACAATGTTTTATATAAACCTGAAACAAGATAAGTGGGAAACGGACCGTAATTTCTATGGGAAAGAAAGCTCGGAAGATCAATTGAAAATCACTCAAAATACATATCAAAAATACGAGTGCAGCTCAAAGAAGATTACAAAAAAGAAAGAGCTGGGGAATATGAGATATTACTACCGTGATAAAAATCATATAAATTTTGAGGCAAATGAAGAAGAATACAATAAATATATTAAAGATTCCGATATTTTTTATGTATACAAACCAAAATGCCAGATCAGTTATCATTCTGATAACGGAAAATTAACAGCTGATTTTACTGGGAAGAAGATATCTTTTGAACCTGGAACATTTAATAGTGCAGAATTAAGATCAATCACAAAACTTGTTCATCAAAAGAGTCGGTCAAAGATTTTTTCTACATATTCCATAAGTGATGTTAACAAAAGATATTTAAACTCAAATAATATAGCAATAATAATTGGTCGTAGTTTAATTTGGAAATTTTTTGATTCATCAATATATAACCATCCATACAACAGCAAAGGAGCTATTACTAATTTTAGAATTTCAAGTAAATCAGGGAATGGAACAGTTCATGGAAAAAGTTTGATAAAATCTGAAAAATATGATCGTTTATATCATGATTTTGTTTTTTATCAGATGCCAAAAGCAAAATTTACGAGTGTAAAAGATCGTTGGTTATTGTTTTCTGCAGAATTAGGGGCTGGTTATCTACATGGATATTACATAATTTATTTTATATTTTTTGCAATTTTATGGTTACCAATCTGTCTCGATCAATTTTTAACTGTAGATAGTGCAACAAAGAATACGGTGATATGTTTTGAACAAATGTTTGTTATTGTAGCATGGATAGGACCATTTAACAGAATAGGAATTATATTGTCAATCATAACTATTTTATGCCTTTTATTTTTCCCATATAAGAGAAATCCTTTTTATGATCTGCAAAAAGATGGAATAGATATGATGAAAAAGGATTTCGGAAGTTTTTTGGACAAGTAGATCATATAGGCAGATATAAACGAATTGATCACAAGTTAAATGAAAGAGGTTTTGAAGAAAATGAAAATAAAATGTAGTAAAAAATTAAAGAAAACGCATTTGAGTGATGGTGCTTATAATTTGCTAATCGAAGCTATTGTACTATACGGCTTATTAATCAATCTTATAACATGTGCATTTTTTGCGGATTATGTAGCTATGATTCCATTAAGAGCATTGGTGATTGGATACCTGCTCATTTCAATTATTGGAATAGTAATGTTAACCAGATATAAGGCTGTCCTTGTAAAATTTGTTGGATATAACATGATTGTGATTCCATGTGGAATAACATTATCAACCATCATCAGTGATTATGCTGGTAGATCTGATCTTGTATTGCAAGCATTGATCATTACAACTATGATCACTTTTTGTATGATTACTCTTAGTTGCATATTCCCAAAGTTTTTTGTAGGTATTGGGAAAATGCTTTTTGTAGCATTAGTAGGAGTTGTTATTGCATATGTCGTATGCTATTTTGTCGGATTAAATACAGGAATTATAGCATGGATTTCGGCAATTATTTTTTCCTTATATATTGGATACGATTTTGTTTCAGCACAGCAGGCTAAACATACAGTTGCAAACGCAATTATTTACGGGGCTGATATTTATTTGGATCTGGTCAATCTTTTTGTTGAGATTTTAAGAATTTTAAAAGATAACGATTAATCATTATATGTCAAAATAAGATAGGAGAGAAAGATTATGAGTCAAAATACGAATAAGCAGCATCGAGAAATAAAAGTAGTTGTGAGGGATTTTACGCAGCAGGGAGAAAGAGATAAAGTAAGGGATGAACTAATTAAAAGTGGCTATAAAGTAGTTGTGAAAAATTTTACAAAGGAAGAGAGTCACGGAGAGTTTCGAATGTCTGAAAATGAAGATGTAGATATTGACTCAAAAAGATTTATCTGATTACGAAAATGAAGTTCTTATAGGAGAAAATTTATGAAAATGAGAAAGAAAGAAGTCGTTAAAATGTTAAAAGAAATGCAAAAAACTGTATATAATTCTGTTATGTTTGAAAAAGCCGGACCCCAGCAGAAATGGATTATTGAAAACCTGCTTGGAAGTGCAATCGCAGAGTTAGATGAGTATCCATATGCGATTGGACTCAAAAATAAGAATTTGATCGAGTCTAAAGTGGTTCATCCAGAAAGCGAATATGATTACGTTGATAGATTTGATGATGATGAAACGGACTACTTAGATTATGATTGCAGGTATTCACTTTTTGAACCAAATACGAAAGAATCAAAGAATATTTCTGCAAAACAGGAATGCATGAAAGAAGGTATCGTAAAAAAGATTCCTTTTCTGCTCACAAAGGAAATGATCGCTGTATGTATCAATCACTCAAATACTACATACGCCAAATTCATCTATGAAAAAACGGATGATGGAAAGACCAAAGTAATTTTATATCCAGGCAATGTAAGCTTCGTGGTCGAAATAGAATCATTATCTATGTCATCTGATATTAGAAAAGCAAAAATTATATTTTCTTCTCTAAAAGCACAGTATAAAGACATGAATGAAGAATTATTTAATGAAATTCAGGAACGGATTATTGAACGATATATCAGGCTTATGGCATGGGAAGAAATCGAAAAAATAAGTACCTTAAATTTTCATGTAAGAATGCGAGAATGTGATCTGCTAAAATTATATCAATATTATATTTTTGATCGTAGCCGGCAGCGTCTAATAGTAAATGCGAAACCCTATGATAATGATCAATTATATGTCAATATCCTTGGAAATAGAATTAATTTGAATGATATATTAATCGGAGATCACTATAAGTGGAATCCTGAAAAATTTCCAAAAATTTATGATGGATCATTTAAAGATTTTTTAGAATCATTTGATTTTGAAGCAAACGGAATTTGTCGTGTTCATGATTCTATATATGCAAGTGATGAAAATGACATTCTTATTGGAAGAAAAATGAAATCTGTAATTGATAAATTATTCTAAAAAGAGAAATCAAAGAAGAAGTTGTTTTCAAAAGAAACAGCTACAAAATAGTTGTAAGAGATTTTACAAAGAAAGAGAATCACGGAAGGATTTGCGTGTTTGAAAAGGAGTGATGATAGTGAACAATGCACAATTAATGAGAGAATTGAAAGAATCTGAGGAAATTAAGCAAGTTATTAACCATTTAACTCAAGATATTATTGATCTGTATCATATCCAGATACCAATTCAGGATATTGATGAAGCAGTTAAGATGTTTGGCGGCCGCGTGGAAGAAGATCGAGAAAAATACTGTAAATATTGCGATTTTATCAGCAAAGAGAGAGATTCTTTTGCAATTTATATTTCCCCATATTATAAATCTGAACGGAGAAAAATGATTATTGCTCAACAGTTAGGTCATTTGTTCTTGCATATGGGGTATCAAACGAATCATGATCTTTGGAATCATCAAAAAGAAGGGCGGTTCCAAGAGAAGAACGATCCTGAACAGGCACGGCAGGCAAATAGTTTTGCATTTGCATTGCTTATGCCGGAAAAAGAGTATCGAAAAATGATTGATCTTAATTCCGAAGGATTGCTAGTACAAACGAAAAATATTGCAGAGTATTTTGGAGTATCCCTGGCTGCTGCCGCTCAAAGAGGTAGAGGACTTAATATTTTAACATAATACTAGCAGAAAAACTCCGTTTGTAAAACGTAAAAAGGAGAATCGTATTTATGAGTGAATTCATTAAAACATTATTTGAAGAAAAAGAAAAGCTTGACGAAATATGCCATATTGAAGAGCAACAACGAAAGAAAATCCAGAAACATCTGGATACATTAACTGATGATCAGGTTAGGGAAATGTCATTTGAGGATAAAGTATTATTAAAAGAAAAATATGGATTTTTTATTGATACTAAATTAGTCAATCTTTTACATAGAGAAATCAAAAATGGATTAATTAAAGCAAAAGGACCTGCCATTCATTATCCTTTCTTGAAAGGACTTGTTTTTTTAACAAAAGAACAGATTTATGATTTAGATGAATTCGTTAATCAAATGAGAAACTTAAATGCTTTAACTCAAAGTCTGGCAAACAGAAAATTGAATGACACATTAAAAGAAACGGCAGAATATGAGAACATAGAATATAAAGAAATGACATTAACAGATGAAAAATGGAAGCAGATTGTTGATTTACTTGTACAGCATAAGATTGGAAAATGTATGTTGCATATAGCTGTTAATGACTGTGGCGATACATGTTGGATTGATCGCAAACAATATGAGAAAGTAAAATCTGGAAAAGCTTCCGAAGACGAAAAAGAAGAATTGTATGATCAAATTTGGGGTAATACCTGTGGATATTGTGAAATATCTACAAATTGTCAAGATTTAGAATATTGTAATTTTATGAAACAAATTAAGATTTGTGGTTTTTCCTTCATAAAAAATGATGTCAATTAGCTCGTATTAAGCATGAATCATAGAGATTGAATTAGAAAGAAGGATTTCTTATTTATGACGAACAAACAACAGTATGTGGAACGAAAGAAATATAAAAAAGAGCAGATTTATGATGCAATCGCAAAAAGAATTAGAGAAATTTGCGATCTTACTGATTCAGTAACTTCTGCAGAGTGTCTTAAAAATACACTGCTTAGAATGGGTTATGAAATAATCTGTACGAATGATATAAGCAGATACAATGATCGCTATGAATTAATACCAAAGTTTGATAAAACTTATCAAATTAAGGTTCCATTTGTATCGAGAGAAAAAGAAAATATGCTGCTTGCACGAGCTTTGTGTGAAATACAAACAGGTATACATAATGATATGGAATGTAAGATTATAGCAAGAAGATTATTGATGCCAAAACAAGAGTTTTTAGATCAAATCAAAAAAAATGAAGATGTTTCTGGACGAGTTAATCTTACCAATATTGCCAGACATTTTTGTGTAGATGAATCAGTTGTATCGTCATTGGGTGTGGACCTTAATCTTTTAAGTATTTTTTGATCAATAACAAAAGGACTTCAACCAAATAGTCAAAGTCCCTTTGCTTAATCCGGAATGATCTCTATAACATCCTCTATTTTACAATTGAGATAGAGACAGATTTTGTCAATTGTCTCTAAAGAAATGTATTCTCCCTTAGACATTTTTGCGAGTGCATTTGTCCCAAATCCAATGTTTTTTCTAAGTTCGGTTTTTGTCATTCCTTTTTTAGTTAACGTTGTAAATAATGGTGTATAACTTACCATAATGCAACCTCCTATGTTTGTATTATAGCATATTTTATTTCAAAATCAAAATAAAATATCTCGAAAAGCAAATATTTCTATTGACTTAATATCTCGAAAGTGATACATTATATTTAGAAAAGCAAATAATTTATCTCGAAACAGAGATATATATTTATGAGTAAGGAGAATGTAAAATGAGCGAAATTGAAGTAAAAATTAGAGACGATAAAGCAATGTTATATACACCATATAATCCAGAGTTTGTTAAAAGGATTAAAAAATTTTCAGATGCGAGATGGAATTCGGGCGAAAAATGTTGGACGATTGATGAATCAAATCTGGATGCTGCCAGAGTGATTATGAAAGAAATCTACGGATATGCAGATAATGAAATTAATGAAAAGGTCACACTCAAAATTCATGTAAAGGAATCTGTAAGTAAAAAACATGGTGACGTAATCCTCTTTGGAAAAATCTTAAGTCATGCAACAGGTCGAGACAGTGGAGCACATCCCGGCAGTGACGTAGCCTATATTCATGGATCAGCTTACAGCGGTGGAAGTGCTAAGAACTGGGAGAGTGTAGTTAGTGAAGATAGTGAGATCTTATTACATAATGTCAATAAAAATCTTTATGAGGAATATCTTGAGAATCCGCAGGAATAGTATGAGATAGAAGTTGTAACAGACAGTATTGACTCTGCTGCCTTGAAGCAAGAAAAGGAACGTTTATTAAAAAGAATCAAAGAAATTGATCATGTATTGAATTGTGAGGGATAAAAATGAGAAAGACATTTGTAGTATTTATAGCATTTATAATGCTGTACGTTGTAGTAGATCAATATGATACTTGGATGAGCTATAACGAAATAAAACAATATTATACGGATAATTATACTTTTATCTATAAGCAGAAAACTCTTTCAAAAAGTCTTACAAAGCAGTTTTTGCAACAATTAAAAGGACAGTCACATATCCATGGATCTAAAGATAAAGATATGGTTTTGCATCAATTTAATGATTCTGAATCCGATGATTTTGGACAAATTATAATTCAAATTGATAAAAAAACGAAAACCATTTATGCATTTAGAGTGAAATCAGGATCTAAAGAATATATAGGTACACAGATTGCTTATCAGCGTGGATATAAGATATTTCATAACGATAAAGAACTTTCTTCAAAGAAAGACGTAAATAAAGTTTTAGATAAAATGGAAGATGCTGATAACTATATGATTGAAGCGAATGACAAAAATAAAACACTAAATATCATAGATCCATAGAGAAATCATGGAAAGTAGTATTTGGTGTATGACATTTATGGTAGAAATGGAGAAAAGATTATGTTGTTAGACGAATTAAAGATTGAACAGGATGATTTAAAGGTTGGAGATGTTGTATATACATCGCATCATCCTAATATAGGAGTATTGGTAAGTTTCCGGTATTCAAAAATGCGCAAGGAAGTGATTCAACGGATCACCCCGAAACGAACAAAAATCGTAACGGACTATGGAGAATATACGAATCGTGATCATTTTTATAGAATGACCGATGAATTGAAGAAACAGTCGGAGATTGCAGAGGCAACAGAAAATATCTGTGATGATCTTGCTAAAATTGATCAATTTATTAAGAAACACAGCTATAAAGGGATTCATGATGAAGATATGTTAAATGTCAAAAATCATATGAATGCTGTTCGTAAAATATTGGACTCATATGAGCAAGAATAATAGGAGGTGAAGCATATGATTATAAACACATTGACCATTATATGTTGGCTACTTGTAATTATTTACATACTTATAAAAAGTTATATCTACGGTCTATTAAAAGCACTATGTGGATGTGTTTTAGCAAGATAATAGCAATTGCTGGCATAAAAATATTAGTCATTTATTAGTTTGTAATAATACAAAATAAGATAATTGAAAGGAGAAGCAGCTAATGATAACAGATCAGGGAAGATGGGACGATAGAGATTACTATGATGAACATTTCTATGACATCATGTATGACAAGATTACGGAAGGAATGAAATTAACAGTAGATGAAATGGACAACCTTGTAAGTGCAGGATTATTTGATAAGGAAATTGTTCCGCATGAAGAATACTTAGAGGTTAATGATAATAATCAGAAGATGAGAACCATTGTTAAGCTTCATGACAAATACTTTGAGATCCGTTGGACTCAGTATACATACAAAGATTCAGAATTTCCAAATGATCCAGTGGAAGTAAGAAAGAAACCAAAAATCGTAGATGATTGGGTTCCAGTAGAAAAATAAGAGGGGGAATTTATGCTTGCCCAAAGTGTGGCAGAATCCATGACAGGGATCTGAATGCTGCAGTCAATATCAAGAACGAAGGCTTACGCATTTTACGATCCGCAGACTAAAAAATAAGAAAGAACAATAGATTAAATGGCGATATATATACAACAGCTGGTATCGTTGCTTTATCCATTATGTTTGCAGTTTTTTTGATAAGAATTCTGTCAGACCGTATACTTTCATTCATTACATATTACTTTATGTAAGAATTTGAGAAGGAGTATTTTATGAAGAGAAAATCAGGAAATATAGAAGATTACGGATCTGTATCCCGGAGCAAAGAGTACCTGTCAGGAACACTATAATGGGAAACGACATGAATCAAGTCCTGCCAGTAAGACAAGACATCGTTACAGAAAGGATACCCGGTTGAAATATCGGATACTGTTTGGAAAGTCAAAATATGTGCATGATTCTGCGAAGAAGTCTGCATAAATGAAAGTAACTCCCGTAACAGGGAATAGAGGGAAACGTGTATTTCCATCGAGGTGTAATTTGCCTCGTAAAGAAGCCGCGGACAACTTTAGTTGCCCGTTCGGTGTATCACGAAACACTGACAGTGCATTAAAAACGTTTAGTATTGCAAAAAATTCTAAAAAAAGAAGATAATGATTAATTCGTATTAAATGAAAAAATTGTACAGTGATATTGCTTGTGTGAAGCTAGAAAATATAATTTACATTACAAAATCAGAAAAGGAGACTACATATGAGTAAGAATGAAACATATCGTTACCATTATCGTTTTGGACTCGTAAGTGAAAATATGTGGAATGCAGAACAATATCTTGCATCAGCCACTTCTAAGGTATCGGATCCAGAAGATAATTCATGGCTTGAAATTCAACCAGATAAGTATCATAACAGACCATACGTATTAGAGGTAATGAGTAAGGGGGAATGTTTTGGAAGATTAGGACAAATTTCTAAAATGGATAAGAAAATTGTAAGTAAATTAATTGCACATCCACGTAAAAATCCTTACTCCTTGGCCGTAGACAAAAAAGCTCTACGAAAAGATTACCATATATTCATAATTATTTCTTCTGATATGAAAATCTTGAGAAACGAAGATAAAATGACCGCAGTGGACGAAATATTACAAATTTACGAAACATTAACAATAAATCAAAAGCAGCTGGTATTACACGAACTTCTAAAGAAAGAAGAGAATGGTTAATTGTTGCATTGCAAATAAATGGAATTGGTTGTTACGGGATTAATGGAGAGGCGTAAATAAATGAGTTTGGGAATCTACGATGCATTCATTTTTGATCAATCTTACACTATGGAAGAATTGACAAAAAAGATTGATATTCTAAGAAAAGATGTAAAAAAAACTATTGATATTCAATTACACAAATATGTACTGGGAAAGTTTTTATATTGCTATTTTTTGAGAGAAAATCTCAGCACCGATGAAATTTTAGAAATAGCGAAGAAAGAAACAGATTATGATAGGAAAATGTGGTTACAAGATACTGCTCAAGGGCAATGGAAATCATTATATCGAAACATTGTTCTGTATATTCGTGGTAAAGTCAGAAATCAAACAAGGGATAATTTGTTAGAAAGCTTGGATTATAATTATCGAGCTGTTCTGTTTTTATATGCTGTAGAAGGAAAAATACTTTGCGTTTATAGTGGAAATTCGAGCATTATTCCAATTTTGGAACAACAAAAGTATCTAAGTGATTTTCAATATTGGAACAATACAGATCGACCAGAAGAGATTTCAAAAGAAGATTGGAAAAAAAGATATCGTCTTTGGGAAAAGGCAATCGGACCAGAGTATTTTCTCCCAGATCATGGCTTCATGGTAAATCTTTATGATACTTCAATGGAATTATTTCGGTCAAATTTTCCATTTTATAAAGAATCTGTTCCAGATTATGATGATATTTTATACCGCTTAATGGACACGCTATATCCAGATATTGAAGGTGATCAATGGAAAGATAAATGGAATGAGCTAAAAAGAAATTGTCCCCAAATGGATATGGCTGAGATGAAAAATATTGTTAAAGGTTAGCAATTAATAAGGAGAATATATGAAATTAACATTAGAGAATTTTGCCAATATTGAAAATGCTAAGATTAATCTCAATGGATTAACGGTTTTGACAGGAAAAACAAATACAGGAAAAGAGTATATCACAAAAGCACTCTTTGGTATTATTCATGGATTATATGGTATTGATGATCTACAGACACAATTAAATGATAGTTTAAGAAAATATGGAATTGGAGTAGAACGTGTTGCCTTAAAAAATATATTGGAAGATTCAGTTCTTGTATTTTGTGTAGATAAAAGCTCGAATGAAACTCATAAATGTACTTCCGAAGAAGTAGGAGATATTCCAAGTTATGTTGATGATCATGTACGGACAGATTATATATCTGTTTTTCAATATAATGATCAGATAATCAAATCAAGCAATAAAGATATTTATGATCAAGTAGAAGTTGGGGAAAAATACAATGCTAGAATTAAGATTCTAGTACATAATGATCAAACAAAAAATTATGATGTGGCAGAAATTATATCGAAAGTAAAATAAAAGTATGATAATCAGTACACAAGAGATGTTAGGAGAAAATAATGGAAGTATTAAAAGAAATCATATTATTAGGCATGGGAGCATGTTTACCTATCATTATTGTTGCTTGTATAGTTTATGGCATATGGAGGTCATTTACAGCAAGGCATGAATATATTTCAGGTATTGTATGTTGTACAGATAAGTACAAAGATAAAACTGACACATATCTTCCTATGAAAATAGGAGACTTTACCAATCTTATCAATATTGATAAGACCGATTATATATCAATTTTTCAATATGGTGATAAGGAAATTAAATCAGAAAATGAAGATATTTACGATCAGGTAAAAGTTGACAAACAGTATAACGCTAAAATTGAAATTACAACATATAAAGATGGAACTAAAGACTATGATGTGTTGGATATCATATCTGGAATTAAAAAATAAGGAAGGGAAAAGAAGAAAATGTCGAACAAAAAACTTATACTGAGCAAGTTCATATTTTTTATGGGAATATGCGTCTTATATTCATGTTCTTGGCAGGGACTTGAACTATATTTTTATGGAAAAATTACTACAGAGGATTTTGATACCATACGCTGTATTACCATGTTGCCGGTATTCTGGAAGTTGACAAATTATTTTGCTACTTCGTTTATACAAAAGATTCACATTATACCCCTTCTTAGACGGGAAAGAGAATTTTCTCACAAACGATTAGAAGTTTTTGCTACAAGATGTGCTACATATTTAGGTATTTGGGCTTTGTTAGAGGTAATGTTTTTCAAGAGTTATAAACATCAAATTGTAGAATTAATAATGCTTTTCGTTTTTGGCGGTTTAGTTTGGATTGTATCAAAATATAGCCTTCTGGAAGAAATTTTGATACAATTAAATAATCACCATATGTCTGATCAAGTGCCACAATCAGCAATCATGGGAAATGCTAATACGGGCAAATCAAATCTTGTGGATAGATTTAATACATTGAATCTAAGAGATATTTATATGATTTATAAAGATCATAACAAATATTCAATGTATGCATATGATCCGAAAGATAAAGATGACGAATTTATTGGATTCCAGATTGCTTATTTCCGTTTTGAGTTTTTAAATCTTACTAAAACGCAAAGGAATATCATTCAAGAAGTGCTTGATCGAGCATACAGTGATCATTCATTTGAGCTAGTTGAAATTATCATGGCTCTACGTAGTATTCATATTGCTTATTATCTGACTTTTGCCCCAACATCGGATATGTCAGGAGAAGTAGCTGTGTATACTTATGCTTCATCATTTCTTCCATTTTATAAACAATGCATTGAAGCAAAATTATATAAACCGATAAAGTAATAATATAAGGAGGAACTTAATATGATATTTGAAGATTATTATAATTATTTAACAGTTGAAGAGTTTCAGCAAATCAGAAAACTAGACTTACCTCAAGTGTTTTTAGATTTTCTTGAAATTGGATTCCGGACTGGATTAAGATGTTCAGATATTTTAAATTTAAAGAAAAAAGATATTAACCTTAAACAAAAAGTAATTGTTGGAATAGCGAAGAAAACAAACGCCTCTATCTATATTCAATTAGATGAAGTATCTTTATCCATTTTGAAACGAAGATTGCAGAATACAGATAACGAATATTTGTTTGTTAACAAGTCTGGAAAAATTTATTCAGTCTCCTATTTTTATGGATATTACAGAAAGGCTTTTGATCTTATTTATTCTGATCAGACTGATGTGAAACATAAAAGTATACATACGATTCGTGCAGGAAATTATATATTCTTGAAGGAGAGAGGAGTGCTGCCTATTGAAATCATATGTCGTCAGCGTCCTGAATTTTTTGATATTCCCAAATTTGATCAATGCACATCTGTTTATGTGATTAACAAATTTTTAAAATAATTTTATTATGTTTTTACAGCTCTCCCAATATTGTTATATCGTATAATTTATGATATACTACTTGTGAAGTGATAGTAATGGAGTCCATGTTAGGATATCCCAAGGAACCCCTCTGTACGGCAATAGAGGGCACTGAAAAAGTAGATTATACCGTCTATATTTGGTACAATGTATCTATCAAATATAGGCGGTGTTTTTATGATCGAACAACAGCA